TCCCGTCATAATTATGACATTGGGTTGACAAGATTGACTAAAGCGCGTGACGATGAGACCGAGCTTGTTCGTAATCAACTACGAACAGCGCGTGTTAGGAGAGGTAAATTCGGACGATTGTTTAATCAATTCCGGAATGACTTTAGAACTGCGTTCAGAATGGTTAGAATTCAGTTGGGCCATTATTGGGATGAGATCTGGGAGTATATAAATCAACCGCATAAGAAAAAGAAATTGCGGTTGTTGGCCTGGAAACATCTAAGTGAGTTGGGGATTTTAGACACTGAGTTTACCGAGAAGGTTTTGTTAAAGTCAAAATTGTTTGAAAGGGCGAAACCTGGGAAGAGGATCCGTATCATTGGAGATTTCAGTACCGAGGGGTCACTGCTTGGTGGGTTTCTGTTGGATTATATGAAGAAGAGTATTCCAATCGTTGACAAAGAAAAACTTTACTTCGAATTCGTTTCATCTGCGGAACCTAGTAAGCTGGATAAAGTGTCCATTAGGTTGTTGGAAGATTCTCGTGATCAAGTTTATGTGTTCTCAGATGATATGTTACTAAAGATTGGTGGCGTAATCTTAGAGGCTGATATATCTGGTTGTGATGCTGGTAACAGAAAGGGGGCATTTAAAATATTGTCAGAATTTGCTGGGGACGATGACCAGTTTTCTGAGGTGATGAACAAAACTATAATTCAATGTTCATTGCCATTGAAACTCCAGGATCCGGAGTCAAAATTTGGATTCAGGATTAGACCAGTGGAACCGGTGCAGAGTAGTGGCACAGTCATTACTACTTTAATAAACACCATTCAAGCTGCAGCTATTGGTTTTAGGTGCCATATTGACGGTAGCAATTCAGACGATCGTGTACGGGCCTCTGCCCTGCGAGTCGGACATGAAGTTACCGCTAGTGTGTGCCAGAACATAGCCAAGGCAGTTCTACTGAAGCATGCATGGGATCCGGATCATGGTGGTTCGGTAACATGTTTGATGACGTCACTAAAGCCATTAGGGGTGTGCACGGGTGAACTTCCGGGGCGTGGAGATATTACTAGTCGGGCAGTAGCATGGAACAGTGCGGTGGCAAGTTGCGCTGTTCATTCAGGACACTATGAGCGGTTTTTCAAACAGTTCGTAGTCGGAAAACCTGACACTAGTTTATTACCCTACGACCTTGTGAAACATCTAAGAAAGGAGAAGTGTCGAGCAGCAAGCGACAACTTCTATTCAGCAAGGTACACTCATGTTACACCACTTGTCGACGCTTTCTTCAATAAGAAATACAACGTCGGGTGTGTGTACAGGTCAACATTAGTTTCGTTAGCCGCTCAAATTGATTATGGGCAGGCAGAGCGCATCATTTAAAGGGATGCTTTTCCTAATAGGTTGTTGGTGGTGGGAAATCCAACGTGAAATTTTAGAGTCGTAAAACCCAC